CTTGGGGTTGGACTTGGCCTTGGACTTTGACTTGGACTTGGCCTTGGACTTGAGCTTGGACATCAAAGTGCAATCAATATTACATGAACTATATAAGTATTTGTCATTTCGACAACCATGATCTGTTGTTCTATCGAAATCCTTTTCTAAGGCTAGAAAACCGTTATATATAGTAGTACTGATATCATCCGCTACAGTAACGGAGATTGATCCGTTTTGTGCAATTAGGTCTTTTAAAGTATACTCTATGGAACGAAACATTGATTGTGCTATATTTGCATGTTGTTTCTCATGGCATTCAAGTTGACGATAATAATTGTCTATTTCGGTATTGGTAATAAATTTATATTCGGGCAAGTATATCTGTATTGAGAGATGCATAGCATAGGTCTGACCTAGTATATTTGTAGTACTGTGCCATATAGTATAGGCATGACTGTCATTTACATCGAAATTACGCTGAACAGCTTTCTTTAATTCATGGTTCATTTGATCAAACCTATATACCGGAAATTTAATGATGTTTTGATCTACTGATGTCGTAACATGTGTTATCATATATAATAATTGAGAATCTTTTTTTGAAGGGGGGGGTCCAAGGGGCAGACTCTGCTCCAGAATTATACATGAATTACCGTTCATAGCTCAGAGCTCATAGAACTCAGATTCATCTAATGGATGCATAAAGATTGGTGTCTCTGGTTTAAAAAAATCGCGCAGCCATAATATGAACCTTTGTAGTACATTCATTGACTCATAATCTATCATTTAAAATAATATGTCTCATTGCACCCTCTCTAGATATTACTAAGCATAAGATCGTTCTATGACTAAGCGATGAAAATGCAACTTTGGATTATTGCGATATAATTATTAACGTTTAAGATTACAATAAAATACAAAGGGGAAGGTATATGGCTGGCGCCCTCATGCAATTGGTCGCTTATGGTGCGCAGGACATCTATATAACAGGTAACCCTGTTATAACTTATTTTAAAACTGTGTATCGCCGACACACTAACTTCGCTATGGAATCAATTATGCAACAATTCAACACATCGGTTGATTTCGGAGCAACGGTTACATCATTAATCTCCAGAACGGGTGACCTAGTTACAGGAATCTATCTACAGACTACATTGCCCGACATTACCGCATCAACGGTAGTTGATGGCGGAGACACCACCTGTCGGCAACGATGGATTGATAATTTAGGTCACTACCTGATTAAATCAGTTAGCGTCAGTATCGGTGGACAGAAAATAGATCAACATTATGGAGACTGGCTAGACATATGGTCCCAACTTACCGTTCCTGCTGGCAAGATGTCTGGTTATCTGGAGATGATTGGACAAGACCCAAGAAACCCCTTGGGGATGAATACTGGACTCCAGCGAGATCAGGGACCAGGCGAAACTATAAGCGGTCGAACTATTTTCATCCCGTTACAATTCTGGTTTTGCCGCAATATTGGTTTAGCGTTACCATTGATTGCACTTCAATACCATGAGGTTAAAGTCGATCTAACTCTAAGAAGCTTCTCTGAAATGGTTATAAACCACAAAGTTAATAGTACGGCACCCACTTTAGATACCGGTAGTCTCAGTGACACCTATCTTTGGGCAGACTATATCTATTTGGATACCGATGAAAGACGGAGATTTGCACAAGTAGCGCACGAATATCTAATCGAGCAGACCCAATATACTGATCTGACCGTAAGATCAACCATTACAAGTGTAGATGTCGATTTGGCACATTTCTCCCATCCTATCAAAGAGTTGGTTTGGGTAGTGAGACATACAGCAGCCACGGATAACGGAGTAAATCAGTGGGCAAATTATACAACAATGCCAGCTATACCACACCTCTCTAATTCTAGTAATATTATTCTTGATTCAGATGGCAATGCATTACCTAGTTTGGGAGCCATATCATCTTTAGATAATGTTGTCAATATTATCGAACCGACCAATATTCTCGCCTTAACCAGTCACTCACATGTTCGTCCAATTGGATGCAATAATCCTGTAGATACAGCTACCTTGTATCTCAACGGTAATAAACGCTTTCAGACTCGCCCAGGAACCTATTTTAACTGGATACAATGTAGAGAACATCATTCCAATATTCCATCTAGTCCTGGTATTAATGTTTACTCATTTGCGCATAAAGCAGAACAGCATCAACCTTCTGGAACCTGTAATTTTTCTAGGTTGACTACTAAGAAATTGTCTTTAACGTTTAATGCTGGTCGAAACTTAGCTAGGGGTCTAAGTCTATCATTTAAAAACACTAACCGTTATGTCCAAGTATTCGGAGTGAATTACAATGTACTGCGCGTCATGAGTGGTATGGCAGGCGTTGCATACCCTGAATAATCACTGTAAAGCATTTGCTAACAATCCTTGCATCTCTCTCATCTGATCTTTAGTTAAAAGTCCTCTATCATATAGTTGTTGGTCTGTTAGTGGAGTATAATCAGTAACATCCCAGTGTGCATCACACTCCTTTTCGGATTTGGGTGATCGGCGCAAGACAGGTACGCCAATCCTACTAGCTAGGACTCTACATTCATCGTCCCACCAACCCGTATAATCGGCCTGTCCTGCCACTTCTATATCATCGACACCTCCGTACTTTTTGTATGTTTCAAATAAGACACGGGCAGTAGGAGCACCACCATATGTACCGTAGGGCTTCACCTTCAATATTTTCGCCGCTTTGGACTTAGTACTTACTTTCGCCGCTTTGGACTTGGTATCCGCTGCCGTGGTTTTACAATTTTTATGCTTACCACACCATCTGGATCCAGGTTTAGATTTGTTGGTACATTGCTTTCCTTTATTTGCGCCACTGGCATTTAAACACAGGCATTGAGGCATATACTTTGTATCTTATTAAATATGGCGTTCAGAGATCACATATTTAACACCGCTATAGTTATATGTCCGGCGGCCTCATGCAATTAGTCGCTTATGGTGCACAAGATATTTACCTTACGGGTAACCCTATCATAACTTATTTTAAAACTGTGTATCGGCGCCATACTAATTTTGCTATGGAGTCCATACAACAGAGTTTTGATGGAACCGTTGGATTTGGGCAAAAAGTCAGTTCCATCATCACACGGAACGGAGACCTAATGATGGGAGCCTATATCCAGGCAACCCTGCCCGATCTCCTGGAAAAGGCACATAGTAGCTCTCCACAATACCGTTACACTCGTTGGGTCGATAATGTTGGACATTATTTAATTAAAGAAGTCTCTATCGAGATTGGTGGTCGAGTTATAGATACTCATTTTAGCGATTGGTTGGAAATCTGGTCACAATTGACTGTTCCTGCTAGTATGATGCCGGGTTACCTAAAGATGATAGGGCAGGATCCTCTTAATGCGTTAGGGCAGGCTACTGGCTTACAATGTGATGTGTTCTCAAATACACGGAACGAACTGGTGTCCAGTGTGCACACTGCACCATATAAGGCATCTTCGACCACCTTAAAGGGGCGAGATATATATATCCCATTACAATTTTGGTTCTGTCGAAATGTTGGACTGGCGTTACCGTTAGTCGCGTTACAGTATCATGAAATTAAATTCAATGTGGAATTTCGTCCTGTCCATCAATTGGTAATGCTCAATATAGGTGATCATACAGAAAAAGGTCTACCGAAACTGGCTAATTGGGCTAATACTAGTAGCCTACACACTACAAATATTCAACAAAGTGCTGATCTTGATGCTAGACTGTGGATTGATTATGTTTTCCTCGATACTGATGAACGACGACGATTTGCACAGGTCTCACACGAATATCTCATTGAACAGGTTCAATGCTTACCAGATCATTATGTCAATACAGCGACTACTGCTGGATCTGTTAGCAACTTAACCATCGACTTATTTTTCAACCATCCTGTTAAAGAACTAGTATGGGTGGCAAAACCATATGAATCAACAAAGGAATGGAATAATTTTACCAATACACAGATGCCAATACTGCCACCCTATGCTAATATTGGATACAATGCGTCATCTGAAGCTAATATAATCGGTCTATCGGGACTACCGATGGGCTATATGGACACCGAAACATTGGCCGGTAATATAGCAATCAGTAGTAGCACTACAGCCCTAGAGATGGACTTTGAAAGTGCGAGTTCAGGTGGTGTAACATTAACAGTCACCGGTAGCGCTTCTCTTGCAGCTGGAGATATATTGTTGTATTACAACGAAGATAACGATCGTAATCTTCATATTGTATATACCGGCACCGGCACAGTTCAGATTCCGGCAATTAACTATCCTGTTGGATTCGCAGGCGCTCTTACTTTTACTTTCGAGTCTATATTTCGTCCTCCAGCAACTATGACCTATGATAGTTCATATGTAACTACAACGGCTGCCAGTAATGCTAGTTTTACCGCGGTTACTACCTGGGATCATCTTAATCGTCTAACAAACTATAGCATGGTGCGTCCCGTTAATCGTAACGGTATGGCAAAAAATCCATTTGATACCTGCGTTATCCATCTAAACGGTCATGAACGCATGCAGAGGCGTCCTGGCGAGTATTTTAATTGGGTTCAGTGCAACAATCATCATACAAATATTCCACGTAGTCCCGGCATTAACGTCTATTCCTTTGCAGTTCACCCAGAAGATCACCAACCATCCGGCACCTGTAATTTTTCGCGACTGGATAGTGCTCAATTGACCATACAATTTAGACCTTTGTATTATGGAGTGACAGGTACTGGTACTAGTACCGACGGTACTATTCAGACAGAATCTCGTTCTGTTCCAGTCAAAGTATTTGCTGTAAATTATAACATTCTTCGAATTATGAATGGTATGGGTGGTGTAGCTTATAGCAGTTAAATTCATTTTTTTGAAACATTAAGTATAATGTTGATGACTGTTTTTGCAATACTTTTTGCTGTTACAACAGCTATTTCATTGTATTTATATCTCTCATATAAACCA